AGGTGTGCCTGCTCGAAGGCCAGGTAGGCGGCATCGGCGTGGTCGACCGGCAGCTTGAACTCGAACGCCGTGACCTTGAGCTTGGCGATGGTGGCCTTCCAGCCGCGCAGGTTGCGCGGAATCAGCTCCTGCTTGCGTTTCTCGAGCGTCCACGTGACCTCGTTGCCGAGCAGCTTCGAGACTTCCGTCCACGTCTCGTGAGCGACGCCGGCGGCGTCGAAATACAGCTTGGCGTTCACGCCGTACTTGGTGGCCATGTGCGTTGTCTCCTCATTGGGATCGGTCGGATCTGACCAATCGGACCGATAGTTACATCAACAGGCTGAACCGGGCATTCTTTGCAGACGCGTTACCGGCCCCGGAATTTGCGACGTTGAGCTTCAGATACCGCTCGGCGCCGGCCGGCATCGCGGCAGAATAATTGGCGAGAGCCGCACCGGCGCCGGCCGCACCGGTTTGCGTGATCGCATCGTCAACGAGCGTTGTCGGCGTGCCGAAGTCACTGGTGGTGTCCGTGATGATGTCGTACGTCATCGTCTCGGCGTCGGGCAGCTCGGTCGTCGTGAGGGCCGGTGCGGCGATCTTCAGCGTGCCAACCGGCGTGCCTGGACCGCAATCGATGGTCCCGGAATCAACGTTCGCAATCCCGTTCGGCAGTGCGCACAGCAGCGTCGTCCAGTAATAGGGAGGCGTGTCGGACAGCGTCGGCTCGACCGTAATGTCGGCCATCTGGATGTTGTCGATCACCTGGCCCGGCTGGAACTTGGTGACGACGGCATCGAACTCGGGGCCCTTCACGGTCGTCGTAGCGGCGGCATAATCGCCGTCGAACGCTGCGATTCCGAGCGCCGTGCCGTCAGTCAGGAATGCCGCGTGCAGGGCATCGAATACCGTGTCGCCCGGCTCCCAGGGAATGACGAAATCGATGGAAAGCGCGAATGCACCAGGCTCTGATTCTTCCCAGCCGCCGCCCGCGCGCCTGGTGACGTCGTTCTCCGTCGCGCCTTCGGTAACGACCGGCTGCCCAATCACCTTCGTGATCTCGATCCACGTGTCGTCGGCGACGCCGGACGCATCATAAAACAACTTGCCATTGAGGCCGTATCGGGCTGCCATGTTCATCTCCTCATTTCACGCTGTCCGCCCAGAGGGCGTCGAGCTTGGGACGCTCACGATTGAATGCCGGCACCATGAAGGGCCGGGCCGCCGGCTGTTTCAGATAGTCCGGGCCGTAGAGTTCTTCGTTCAGGCGATTGGCATGTGCCGCCTGGGCGGACGTGCGGAGCCGCGCGTAGGTGACCTGCCGCATGCGCCCGCGGCAGTCGGTCACCGGCTTGGTACTACGGCCGCCCGCTCGCCCGATCTCGATCTCGCCCGGTGCACCAACGACGCGCCGCCGGCGTCGCGTGTTCTTCCTCATCCCCCAGCCACCGTATTCCAGCACTTCCGGCGCCTCCCCCATGCTCGATCCGCCCAGCTTCTCGGGGCCGATCACCACCGAGTCGTTTCCAGGATCGTACCCGAAGTAGATGAACGTCTTCAGCAGTTGCTTCCCATGGCCCGAAGGCGGCTGCCCGGGCAGGCTGGCCCTCTTCCGCTTGCGGATCGACTGCCGGGCGGTGCGGCGCACGAACGAGCCGAACTTCGACAGCACGCGCTTGCGGGCACGGTCGACCGCGGTCAGGACAACCTGCCGATCGAAGAAGAATTCTTTCAGCCGCATCGTGATCACGGCACCACCTTCACGGTCAGCCGCGCAACCGCGGTGAACACGTGCTTGTCTTTCATGTGCTCGGGCGAGAATATCGGGTCCACGTCGCTGGACATACAACAGCCGGCGTCGAACGCCTTGCCGTAACAGAACGCAGCAATCTCCTCGGCCAGGCCCACCAGGGCATCGGCGGCAGTGTGATCCGGCTCGCCGTCCTCGTCGACGTCGAGCTTCTGCTGCACGGCGATATCGATCCCGTGATCGTGCTGCTGGCCGGCACGCGAGAACTCTTCGCCATCGATCCGCCGCGGCACGACGGTGACGGTGAGCACCGAGAGATCCGCAAGCTCCCGACGCGGCATGTACTTCCGCACGGCGGTGAATGACTGCGTGAACGAGTGAGCGTTCAGCGTCGTCACCACGGCGTCGGCGATATCGATGATCTCGGACATTTCAGCCTCCCAACGCTCGAGAAATCAATGCACCCGCCACGCCACCAAGCACGCCGCTGCCTGCCATGAATCCAAATAGCATTGCCCATCGAAGTTCTAGTCGGGAGACACGTTTCTCGACCTGCTCGATGTGGCATTCCGCTCGATGTTCGCGGATACCTTCGCGGGCACCTTCCTTGGCGATTTCGCGAACCCACGCCTCCAACGGCACCTTGATGGCTGACTGCTGATCGTCCGTCATAGTCGTTTGCCCTTCTACGCCTGCGGTCCGCGATACTGTGCGGGCTTCTGCTCGCGCCACGTGAACAACGGGTTGGTCGCGGGATTCCCCGGCCCGATACCGATCACCTCGAGCTTGTAGAGCGAGCCCTCGGTCAGCACGCTATTGCCATCGTCATCGGTCGGTGCCTCCCACTCGGCGTACCACGCTCCCGGCGCCGAATACCTGAAGGTGATCGCATCGCCAACGGCCACATCATTCGAATCATAGAGCTGTCCGGTAACGCTGGTAACGTTCGTGCTCGTGAGCAGCGTACCCGTCCTGGCATTGGCGATTGCGGTAAGCTGCGTCAGGTTGACGCCCCTGATCCAGAATGCTTTCAAGTTCACGTGTCGGTCTCCATCGTACCAGTCACGGCAGGGACGGTTAGGACATCTCCCTCGACAAACTCCTGCGTGGCCAGCGTGCCGGCCACGGCCGCAATCGTTGCGATATCGCCATCGGCCTTGGTTCGCCCCATCGAATGATCGCCGATAAACTGCTCGATGCCGCCGCGCTCGATCAACCTGGCTGTGAGACCGCCCCGCTGGATCATGGTGCCTCGGCCTCCTCATAGCTGTCGTACTGCCCGCTCGCGTCGTAGGCAATCGTTACGTTGATCACCGTTCCGTCATCAAAGGTTTTCACGGCCCCGGTGCACCGGCCCGCAGCGTCGTACGTGTAGCTGCCGATAGACAGCACGTGCAGGGCCAAGATCATGTCAGTTACCGACAGATCATTCAGCCCACCAATAGCAGCGACGGCCAGCGCCGCGCTGTAGGCGGCAAGGGAGGCCTGGTAGGCGCCGGAGGCTGCTGTCACCTCGGTGGCGACCGCGGCCACCCCGTCTCGCAGGTCGGCATCGAGCAACAGGATCTTGACGGGCTTGTCAATGATCGTCGCACCCTGGATATTCACAGTAACCGCGTTCGCCCCCGTGATAAGGGCAGCATTCGGGATGTGCAACTGATAGAGGCCCTTGGCGTTAGCACTGTGGATTTCTGCGATGGTTCCGGAATCATACGAGTCGCCGGGGCTGCCATCAATCAGGGCAATCTGGACTGCCGTCCCGCCTTCGCGCGTGTAGTAGGCAGTCAGGTCAGCGGCCTCGAGCCCCGTCTCGCCCTGGCCGGTCGTCGAGTTCCGCAGCATCACCTCGATGATTTTGGAAGAGGCCGCCGCCTTGACGATCAGTTCATCGTATGACATGCTCAGTCCTCTATCACGATCACGCCGCCGGCTGCCCCTGCCGCCACGTGCATGCCGTCGAAGGAATGCTCAAAGTCTATCGACTGATTCGCACCCGCACCAACGGTCACCGCATTCAGCGAGTCGGCATACCAGGTTTCGCTGGGGCCGGCCACGATGATATCGACAGGAACCAGGACTTTTTCACTGCCGCCCGTGGAAACAGTAAACGTTGGAATCGTCTCCTTCACCCAACTCCCCGTGCTGCCGGCCACGCTCTTGTACTGGGGCGTTCCAAACAACCCATCCTTGTCGATCCACAGGACGCAGGTCTTGCCCGTCGTGCCCTTCACATAGACCGTGATATCGATCGTGTCCGCGTCAAAAGCCGGAATCAGTGCCAGGCAGTGAATCAGTTGGTTCGGTTCGATATCGGAGGCAACCGACGATGTGTCCAGTTTGAGGCAGTTGCCCGCCTGGCCGCCCGCCACCTTCTCGACCGTGTGCCCACGCCCGAGCCAGGCCTTAAACGCGCCCGGTACCCTACCGTGCGACGTTGAGATTACGTCCACGTACGAGTTGGCGTGGATGCTGACCTGATTCGTGGACGCCGATTCGCAGTTCCGAAGAATGACCCTTCCGTCCGTCGCGGCAACAGACTGGAGGTCATAGCCGTTCATACTCGGCACCCCGGCCTCCGTCTTCCCGAACACCACGTTCGTGCAGTAGACCTGGCCTCTCGCGGCCAGAGCATTATAGGTGCTGGCCACACCCCCATTGTATATCCAGCTGTCCCTGACGTAACCAAGCGCCGTCGAGTAGAACCCACCGCCCGCTGCTGGCCAGTCGTGAACCAGGCATCCCTGCACCCGTGCCCCAACAACGTAGGACGCCAGGAGGCGCATACAGCTCTCGACGTCGCACCACTTCAGCAGTGCCCGATACCCGAACGCGATCACCGGGGCAGACGCACCGCCACCCCCGTAAATGTGAAGCCTCACTGCCGCCGAATATCCGGAAACCTCCGCCTGCGTTGGGATAGTTAGCGATGTTTTCTCAGCTTGCGCAGAGGGCAGGTTCAGCGTGCCGCCATTCACGGTAGTCTGAATACCGCGAACCGTCATTAAGTAGACTGTCGCACCCGTTGTGCCGTGCGTGATGATGCCGTTATCAAAAATAATAAGGCCAGCGCCAGCCTGCATGTAGAACGGGCCATCGAGCGACTTGATGTGGCCCCTGAGAGTCAGGAGGTACGGTACCCCCTCCATACTCCCCGGTGCCCACGCAACGGCAAGCTCAAAGTGCGTGTCGTCAGTCCTGCTTGCAATGGCATAATCAATTGAGTCCACCGTAAGCACTGTGCTTGAATTTACCCACGCGGGCAACGTGGCATCGTGGATCTCCGCCGCCGTCGCCCCATTCACCAGGTGGATCGTTCCGCTCGAGGACGTCTGCTGGCTCATCGTCAGGTTGATGTTAGCGTTCATGGTGAGCCCGGCCAGCACGACAGCACTTTCGTCCGTGTTGCACGTGCCCACCGCCGTCTGTACGACGGTATCCCCGGTGCTGGGACGGACGCCTCCGGACCAGTTCCCTGAGTCTGCGTAGTCGCCACCGTTGAACACCCTGGATGCCATTACCGAATCCTCTCAGCGGCCTCGATCAATTCAATTTCGCGCGTCTTGGCAGCGAGCTCTGCCGCAATCATCGCCCGCTCAGACATGGCCAACTCGAGCCTGCCGGCGGTGCTGGCCTCGTACTCGCGGCGGGCCACGGTACGGGCCCCTTCGGCCTGTGCCCACGCGTTCCGCTTCAGCGCGAACAGTACACTGTCGGGGTTCGGCCCCCACCCGGCAACAATCGCATCGCATGCGTGCAGGACAACACGCTCGCCGGCGTACCAGAAGCATCCGTCCTGGCCGGATCGCCCCGCAGTGCCCCATTCCAGCAATAACGCCATAGCTAATGAACCTCTTTGACCAGCCCCGCTCTGATCTGTGTTGCAATGATGGCATCAACCCCTTTCACGTCGACCGTTCCGATCCTCGCGGCAACCGCCGCCGCGGTAGCCGGGATACCGCTCCGCTGCAGGTACTCGATGGTCGCCAGCACCTGATGGGGCGTTACCGCGGCACGCTTGGCCAACTCATATCGCTTTGCCATCTATCACCTCGGCGGAATCATGTGTGCACGTGTTTCGTATGGATCCTGTACGTCGTGTGGGCGGGATCGCTCCACCGCCAACCCTTCTCGTCGTCGCCCAGGGGCATCACTTCATGCCACACGTCATCGAGTTCGATGCGGTCGCCAAGCCCGGGCTCGAACGGCAGATCGGCGGCGGTGATCAGGAAGTCGACGGCGTGCGAGCCGACCGTCAGGTCCGCATCGGTGACGACCTCGTAGGCAGTGCGGCCGACCGTCGCGCTGACGGCGTAGACATTGCCGGCGTGCTCGTACTGCACCGTGCTGGAGCAGTGCGCTTTCCGCTGCTGCTCCAGCCACTGTGCACCTGTTCGCAGGAGGTCGGTCATTGGATGCTCCCTGTAGGGTCAGAGGGGGCCTGGCTATAGCAGGCCCCCCCCGACAAGCCGCACAGTAGGCGGCGATCCTTGCTCTACGATCCGAGCAGCGGGATTGAGTACCAGGTCGTCGCGTCATAGGCGACGTAAATCGCCGCGGTGCTGGCCGCCAGCGTATCGTTGCTGTTGGCGGCCACGGCGTTGATCGCGTCGTCGGTATTCGGCCACACCTTCAGGACGGCGGCCACGTTGTTTTTCACGATACAGATCAGGCCGGCCGCGGCGGCGGGCAGTTTGATGCCCTTCGTCGCATCGGCCGCGCTGACCAGCATAAAGCCGGTGGTGATTGCGGTGGCGTCGCTTTGATCGCTGCCGGCCGCGGCAACCGTGGCCGTGGGGATGGTCGGCATCACGCCCATCGAAATGGACATGGTGTTGGCATCGCCGATGGCAATGGCGCCGTCGGTTCCGCTGCCGTTCTTGGCTCCGCCACGCAGCGTAAGAGCACCACCGTTGGCGTTGCCGGCCGTGCCGGCACCGCCGGCAACCACAACGGCACCGGCCGTGCCGGTCGCAGCGGGCTTGCCGCTAATCCCGAGCGAGCTGTCGTTGCCGGTGATGTCGTCGGCCGTCACGCTGCCGGCGATCGTCGCCGTACGCTCGGCAGCGGTGAGCTTGACGCGCACCGTGGTCGCACCGGCGGCCGCATCGGCCAGAGCCAGGCCCATCAGGTACGCACCTGCGGCCGTGCTCGTGGCCGCTCCGGTCGCCGAGCCGCCAACCGGTGTGCCCGTGGTATTCCAGTAGACGGCATCGCCCGCGGTGAAGCTCGAGCCGTCCTTGAGCACGTCGAACACGCCTTCGGCGCAGATGGCCCCGAGCGCGTCCGCCTCGATATCGGTCTTCGCCACGAGGGGGATGCTGCCGAGGACGACGACGTCCCCGGCATTGACGTCGGACGCCGGCGTGTAATCGATGGCCACGCCGTCCTTTACGAATGTCGCTTCGAAAGTCATGTAAGGCTCCTCTCTGAGAGACCAGGTGAACGTGAGAACGTTGAACGCGAGAATCAGCAGTACCGCCGCCCGGCGGAAACACGCACACCGGGCGGCGATCGAGATCAGTGCCTACGCGCCGGCCATCTTGACGGCGCCGCGCCAGTCCTGTTCCTTGACGCCAAAGTCGATGTAGCCGCGGAACTGCACGCCCAGCACGTTGAAGTCCGCATCGGCACGCTCGACGGTCGGCCGGTCCACGCCGTTCAGGAACCCGACCTCGAACGCCGGCAGCCGGTTCGGATCGGCCAGCAGGTACCACGCCG